GGCCAAGACCGGCCTGTCCGACAAGAAAATGATGTCGGGCGAGTGGTCGTTTCTTGTCCTTAACGAGAAGTCGCAGGGGGGCATCTTCGACATTGATGAAGCCTTGGCGGTGGTGGCATGAAAACCAAAATCGTCACCAACGTGAGCCAACGCGGCGTCGGTGTGCCGGGCGGGGAAACCATGTACCCGCTCGGCATCACGCTGCAACCGGGGGAGGCGGTCGAAATTGACCTGTCGCCGGAAACCCTCAAGCTGCTCAAGGGCTTTGATCATGTCGAGATATCGGACGTGGATCGACCAGCGCGCAGCCAAGACTCGGGCGGAGCTGAGTAAGCTCCAGATCAAGGATCTAGGGTCGGGCACCATGCGTTGGTGCCTGCACCTTAGCGACCTTGAAATGGCTTACCTAGAGCGGAACAACCCGGACACCCTCGGTTGTCTGTCTGACCCGGCCGTCTACAAGGCGGAGTGGGCCAAGTTTGTTCAGCACCCCGAATCGCGGCCTTACAAGGTGCAGGTAGGATCATGAACATCATTCGTTTCGGGCGCAGTGCGCTCTCTATGGTGACGGCTCGCGGTGACCCGCTGAGCCTGCGCACCAAATTCCCGTTGCCCAAAGTCCTGGATGTGCCGTTTCTGTCCAAGGCCGTAGACCCGGCGGTGGTCGGCACGGTGCTGACGTATGTGCCGGGTGTGTACGCCGGCAAGGTCACCACCACATGGATCTGGCAGTCAGGCACCACGCTGCGGCAAACCGGCGGCGTGTCGTACATGGTGCAGGCGATCGATGCCGGCACCACCATTACGCTGGTGGAGACGGCGACCAACTTCGCGGGGAGTACTTCTACCACCACGAGCGGAGTGCCGATCGCATGACCTACGCCGAGCTGCAAGCCAAGATCAAAGACCAGTCGCACCGCAAGGACATGGATGCGCGCATCCCGGGCTTTATCGACGATGCGCGCAACCGGATCAACAGCCGGTTGGGGCTGGCGCTGGCGCCGCTGGTGAACCCCGACGACACCAACGACGTGTTGACGAATAACGACCTGTTGTACTTCTACCCGGCGTGTCAGGCCATGTACGAGTTCATCGGCGAGTTCGAAACCGCGTCCTACTTCCAAAACAAGTGGCAAGGTCAGGCGGATGGGTACTACGTCACCCGCACCGGCACCACGCCGCTGGTGATCACACCGGAGAACCCTGCGCCATGAGCCTCGAAGCCCCCGGCTTTATCAAAGACCTGATTGCCACCAACCCCGAGGGGACAGACCCCAAGAGCCAAGGTGATGACCATCTGCGGCTGATTAAACAGTGCTTGCAGACGCAGTTCCCGGGCTTCACTGAGGGCAAGGGGATTGATCTGACGGAAACGCAGTTGAACAGTCTCGGCGGTCTGGCTAACCGAATGGGCGTGGTCAACGTCAACACCGTGTTGCCCTATACCTGTGTCATTCCGATGTTGTCCGGCACCACCGGCACGTTGCCTGCTGGCGCCACTGCTGGCGATGTGTGTCTGAACATTGCCAACAGCGCGACGCAAATCGCTCAAGTATGGTTCGTGAGGTCGACCAACACTATCTACATGCGCTACTACAACGGATCGGCGTGGGGCGCGTGGGTGTGCCAGTCGGGGATTGGTATGGCGCAGACCTACCAGACGCCGAGCCGGATATTCAATGACACCTTTGTCAACGACACCGGGCGTTCGATTTATGTGAGCGTGACCGGAACCGCGACAGGAAGCGCGTCGTTGATTGTGTTGCGCATTAACGGCCTTGCTGTGTCTCAAGGAATCTCGCAGAACTCGCTTTTGCCTATCACTGTCTGCGGGATCGTGCCGCCGGCTGGTCAGTACCTTGTCGCCATTACTTCGGGCACCGCCGTCACGAGTTGGGTGGAGCTTCGCTAATGAAACAGGCCAAGCCAATTGCCCTACATCACAGTGGCATCGTGCTGGACTTCCCGCCCGAGGAAGTGAAGGCGGAGTGCTGGACGGGCGGACAGAACATGGTGTTCCGCGATGGGATCACTGAGCGGGTGGGCGGGTATGAGGCGTTCGCAGATCCGCTGTCAGGTGATGGGCCGCTGTACGGCCAGAACATCATCATTGGTGCCGACAGCTACTGGATTTACTTCACCGCGACGAATATTTACGTCACCAACAGCGCAACCCATTGGGATATCACGCCCGTGGGAGGGTTGTCGTTAACGGTGGCCGGCGAGTGGTCGGCATGTCTGTTGAACGGTATTCCTTGCTTCAACAACGGCCATGACAAGCCGATGTATTGGGACAGGGACACCACTCACAAAGCACTTGTTCTCCCAGGCTGGCCAGACACAGCGCGTTGCAAGGCGTTGCGGGCCACCAAGTACCACTTGATCGCGCTCAACATCACGGACGGAGCGGTCAACTATGGCAATCAGGTGTGGTGGTCGAGCGGTGCGCAGGCTGGTGCGATCCCACAAGAGTGGACACCGACCGCAAGTAACGACGCCGGTGACGTGATTTGCGCGGACACGCCCGGGGTGATCATTGACGGGCTTGGGCTGCGCGACACGTTCATGGTCTACAAAGACACGTCGACGTATGTGATGCAGTACGTCGCCGGCACCTACGTCTTCACCACGCGGCTGTTGTTCCTGACCACCGGGGTGTTGGCGCTCAATTGCGTGGTCGAGAGCAACGGCCAGCACTGGCTGTTGACGGGCAACGACGTCGTGCGGCATGACGGCCAGACGTTCGCCAGTGTGGTCGACGACAAAGTCCAAAAGAAACTAATCGGCAGCATCGAGCCGCTGAAGCGTTCAATGTGTTGCGTCACGGGCCGGGTGCTGAATAAGCAGGTATGGGTAGCCATTCCGGAGACGGGGCAACAGTGGTTGACGAAAGCGTGGGTTGTCGACGTGATGACCGGCGATATCGGTCTGCGCGAATTGCCCGCGGTGGCGGCGCTGGCCAACGGCAACGTCGCCGGCATTACAGCGGCGGCGACGTGGGACGGTGACGACAATCCGTGGAATACCGACATGTCGTTTTGGGATCAGCAGAGTTATGACCCGAGCCAAGACAGCCTTGTCATGTTCGACACCGTCAACAACCACTTCTACAACACCGACACCATCGGCACCAACGCCGGCGAGCCGGTGCACGCGTACATCGAGCGCCTTGGCGGCACCTTTGGCGACATCATGAGCCACAAGGTTGTCACGGCGCTGTTTCCACGGATCGAGGGCCAAGTGGGCGACGTGCTGACCATCACCCTGGGCGGTTCGGCGTGGTTTGACCGCCCGATCGAGTGGGGCGCGCCGCAAGAATTCGTAATTGGCCAAGACGTGGCGGTCACTGACATCGTTGAAGGCCGGCTTTTGTCGATCAGGATCGAGGGAAGCACTGTCAACGTGTGGCGGATCTATCGCTACGCCGTGAAGATCGTTCAACAGGGGGAAATCTGACATGGCCAGACCACCAGTCGACCGCACCAAACCCATGCCGTACACGCCGGCGCCGCCGCCGGTGAAGGGTACTGAACCGGATCAGTTGACCCGGGCGGTATGGGATGAACTGCGCCGGATCGCTGACGCGATCGCCACCAAGGCGGACGCGTGATGCAAATCAACGTCGTGCACCCTCATCAGGTCGGGTTCTTCTGGCCGACGATCGAGCGGCACATTCAGGCCAGCCAGAACCGCCCGTTTGCCGACTTCAGCGCCGAGGACATCCGCGACTGCTGCCGCACCGACGAAAGCTGGCGGCTGTTGATCATCGATCACTTTGACGCGGCTGTGGTGATACGCGTGGTCGGCGACAACCTGTATGTGGTGAGCATCGGCGGCAAGTTCGAAAAGGGTTGGACGGTCGAGTTTTTCGAGTGGCTGAAGCGAACCGCGAAGTTCCTCGGGTTGCGCTACATCACCGGCGGCGGTCGACGTGGCTGGCAACGGGTGCTTGGGCCGCTAGGCTTTGTGCATGTCGGCGGGCTGCTGCTGCGCTGCGAAATTCCATTGGAGATTGAGCCATGAGCATTGGCGGCGGTTCGAACAGTCAGAAACAGAGCAGTCAAAACGAGAGTGTCAACTACGGCTCAAACATCTGGGGCGCGCAATCGCCTTGGCTGCAGCAGCTTTACCAGAACGCCGGCAACATGTACGGCGCAACAAATGGCAGTCAGGCCGGCCAGTTCTGGGGCGATATGGCGTCAGGGGAGAGCTGGAACGCCGCCGGCGCGATCGGCAACGCGAACAACGCGACGGCCATGATGGGGAACACCCTCGGCGACACGGCCAGCGCGCTCAAGGGCTTTTTGAACCCGACTGGCACTGACCCGCTGTCGGAGGCTTACGCCACACAGATGGGCCAGCAGTTCAACGAGCAGTTTTTGCCTGGGCTTGAGGGTAACGCGGCGCTGGCCGGTGGCTTGGGCGGGAGTCGGCAACAGATCGGCGCCGCGCTGGGGTCGCAGCGGGCCATGCAAAGCATTGGCGACTTCAATGCCTCCTTGTACAGCCAACAGCAGGATCGAGCGTTGCAGGCCGCACAGGGCCTTGGCGCGGTGGCGCAGGGTTACGGCGATCAGGCCAGCAGCTACGGCAACAACGCCGCCGGCAGTCTGGCGGTATCGCAGAACAACATGAACTTGGGCAGCTACGCGCAGCAAATCCCGTGGGCGCAGTTGCAGATGTTCCAAGGGCTATTAGGGTCGCCGATCATGCAGGATCTTGGCGGGTACAGCAAAGGCACTGGCTCGGGTAGTGGCTCGGGCTGGAACGCTAACGCAGGTTGGAGTTGATGCCATGGCCGGACTACTGGATAACGAATTCGTCCGGTTCATGCTGACCGGGCCTAGGCAGTATTACGCCCGCAAGGATCAGCAAGACCAGCAGGCGCAGTTTCAGGGGCTGCTCGGGTCGCTGGATCAGCAAGGCCCGCCGGAGCCGGGTCAGGCGTCGTTGCTCGGGCAGCGGGAGCCGGATCAGCAGTTCTGGTTGAAGGCGGCGCAGATTCCCGCCTACCAGCAGCTCGCCGCGCAGCAGTTGGGCGACTACAACACGCAGCAGGGCGCCATGCAGCGACAGATGCAGGGTCAACAGTACGCCGCCAATAACATGACGTACGCGCAGCAGATGGCCGAAGATCGGCAGCGCAAAATGGCCAGCCTGAATTACCAGCTCGCCCAAGAAGACCTTGCCCGCAAGAACCGGGGCACCGACGCCAGTGTGGCCAGCGCCTATGCCAGTGCGGCCAACAGCAACGCCTCCCGGGCGTTGACTGGCGCCCGCTTGATCGAGCAGGAAGCGAAGAACCGGAGCGCGACCAGCCCGGTGCTGTACAACCAGCTCAAACCGCAAGAGAAGGTCGAAGCCAACGATGCGCTGGGGTCGATGGATCAGTACGCCCAAGGCGCGATCGATGTCCTCGACTGGGCCGAGAACCGTCCGAAAACCGGACTCGGCACCGGTGCGGCTGCGGCCTACAACAGCCAGTGGCAGTCGACCGCGAAGCCGGCCTACATGAAGATCCTCAACACCGGCGTGTTGCAGGGCAAAGAGGCCGAACAGCTCGCCGATATCATCAAGCAGCCGGACGATTACATCCTGACGGACAGCGACATGAACGTCCTACGCACGGTGACCAAGACCATTCAGGACAAGCGCGAGCAGACCTATCGCAACTACGGGTTGAAGGCCAACCCGCAAGCGGTGGGCGCGAGTCCGGCCAGTCGAGCGATCAGCGAGAGCAAAGGCGCGAAGCCGGTCGGGAAGTTGATCGACTGGAACGGGCCGGAAGGCGGCACCATCTGGCACCCTGTACAAAGGACGCGCTGACATGGCCAAGGTCGTACAAGACGAAAGCGGGCAACTGTTTGTCGATCAGGGCGGGGGCACCCTCACGCCGGTGACCGAGCAACAGGCGATTGCGTTTCAGCGGGGTGAGGGCGCGCTGTCGGGCGCTGGTCAAGCCGTGGCGCAGGGCACCGAGAATCTAATCACCGGCGCCGGTTCGTTGCTCAGCGACAGCCCGTACTGGCAGCAAGCGAACAAAGAGGGCCGGGCCGTCTCCGACGCGTTGAACCTGGCCAACCCTGTGACGAGTGCGGCGGCGCAGTTCGCCCCGCAAGCGGCGATCGGGCTGGGCGCGGCTGCGGCTGCGCCGGCGGGTCTGCTGGGTACTGGCGTGGTCACCGGCACTGAAGCGGCGCTGGGCGCGGCCACCACACCGGAAAGCCCGATCGAGGGCGCGTTGATCGGCGGCTTGTTGGGCGCCGCCGGCGAACTGGCGCCGGCGGCTGTTGCCCGGGGCTACGCCGCCACCGAGCGGCCACGCAACTGGGTCGCCGGCAAGCTGGGGTTAGGCGAGAAAGCGCCGCTTGAGCCGGCCACGTTCAACCCTGGCGGCTTGCGCCCCGGTGAGCGTGCGCCACTGAAACCGGGCGCGCCG